GCCTTTTTGTTCTACCCGCAGTTCAGAAGTTTTGGGGTCTGGCAGGTCATGGGTGCCACGCTAGCACAACAGCGGGAAAACCACGACAACCGAGGCGTGCTTGTTTTTGTTAGGCGCTTAGACAGGCGCACAGGGCGCTTGCTTTGTTTATCGTTACACATTAGTATTAACGTTATGGATGCATGCATTGTTTGTGGTGGTCCGGTTGCTATTCCTGCGCGGGGTCGCAGACCGAAGTTCTGTTCTGGGCGTTGTCGCGTGAAGGCGCATCGAGATCAGAAGCGTGTTGTTGAGGGTGTCCCTGCGGAGTTGCGTGAGCGTGACCGGTGGATTCGTCACGAGCAAAAGCGCCCGATGGCTGTAGGTGGTTGGTGGGCTTCGGTCACTGATCCTGCGTGTTGGTCAACGTATCAGGATGCCGCCAATTCGCCTCATGGTGACGGACTTGGTTTTGTGTTAAACGGTGATGGTGTTGTCTGCATCGACCTTGATGATTGTGTGATTGATGGTGTCCCTAATACTCTGGCCCGCGAGTTAATTTTTTCACTGCCAAGAACTTATGTAGAGTTTTCTCCTTCTGGTCGCGGCTTGCATATTTGGGGGTTTGCGGCGTTAGATGCTGGTCGCAAGTTTATGAGAAACGGGCTGAAGGTCGAGGTTTACCCGAATGGGCGTTATCTAACGGTGACGGGTCGCGCTTACCGCTCGGCACAGTTTGCTGAGTTAGATCTGACTGGGTTGCTAACCTAGAGTTATGCCTAATCCTCCTAAACCCTTAGAACAGAAACGTTTGCTCGGTAATCCTGGTAAACGTGCTATGCCCAGTGATGGCTCTACTATTACCCTGTTTGCTGGGGTCAGGGAACCGTTGGCTCCGCTTGGTGTGGCTGGTCAGGCGTTGTGGGATTCTGTTTTCTCTGAGGGCGAGTTGTGGGTTAGCCCTCGCACTGATGTTGCTTGGTTGCAGGTTGTGTGTGAGTTGTTGGATAGGCGTGACGTGTTGAAGCAGGAGTGGAGTGCTGATCCTACTAACCGGCAGGTAAACATGTCGTTGTTGGAAACCGAGAGGCTCATTCAGTCTGGGTTGGGGTTGCTTGGGTTTACACCTACTGATCGGAGTCGTTTGGGTGTTGCCGAGGTGAAGGCGAAATCTAAGCTTGAGGAATTGATGGAGCGCCGCGCTAACCGCGAAGATGCTCGTGAATAGTTGGCCTCCTAAATGGTTGACTCCTATACCTGATGAGGCTATTGCTCGGGGAAAACTTGAGGAACCTGCGACAGAGTTTATTGGCGCGTATGGTCGCATCACGAAAGATTCTGTTGCGGGGAAGGCTGGTTCTCCGTTGGTGTTGCGGGATTGGCAGAAGTCGCTGGTCGAACATTTGTTCGCATGGGATGAGGATGGGCTCCGTAACCGTGTTTCTCTGGTGGGCATGCCACGCAAATCAGGAAAAAGTGCGCTTGGTTCTGCTATCGGTTTGTATTCGCTAATCCTTGGCCCTAAAGGTGCGGAGGTTTACAGCGTTGCTTCCGAGAAAGAACAGGCTCGCATCGTGTTTAGTGATGCTCGCCGCACAGTGGAGGCGTCACCTGAACTTTCCGCCATTACTAAACTGTATCGAGATGCTATTGAGCTGCCCTCGTTCAATTCTGTTTATCGGGTGCTATCGGCTGACAGTGCCTCCAAAGAAGGATACAGTCCCACCTGCGTAATTTTTGATGAAGTTCACGCCCAGGCTGACAGAACCCTTTGGGATGTTTTCTCGCTCGCAATGGGTTCGCGTGGAAAGCTCGCAACTATGATTGGCATCACCACTGCTGGTGTGCGTTCAGACCGTACCGGTAAAGATTCAATCGCTTACTCTTTGTACCAGTACGGGCAAAAGGTGGCTCGCGGTGAGGAAAAAGATGACAGTTTCTTCATGGCATGGTGGGAGTCAGAAGGTGATCACAGGTTGCGCGAAACGTGGATGGAAGCGAACCCTGGCTTCGGCGATCTGAGCGCAGAATCAGATTTTGAGTCTGCTATCCGTAGGACACCAGAAGCAGAGTTTAGAATCAAGCGTTGCAACCAGTGGGTCAGCTCTGTGGAAACTTGGTTGCCTGCGGGTGTGTGGGATGAGCGTGTTGGCGAGGTGGTTCTTGCACCTGAAGATGAGATTGTTCTTGGTTTTGACGGTTCCTACAATGGTGACGCTTCGGTTATCTGTGGGGCGGTCATTCCCAAAGTTGAGGGCGAGCCAGTGAAACTGTTTTTGGTCAAAGCTTGGGAGAAAGACATTGAGCACGATGCGGATGATTGGCGGGTGGACATCGGGGAGGTGGAACAAACCATCATGGATTTCTGTCAAAAGCACACAGTTCGAGAGATTGCTTGTGACCCTTTCCGATGGCAGCGCTCAATGGAGGTTTTAGAGAATAAGGGTTTGCCTGTTGTGGCGTTCCCGCAGTCCCCACAGCGCATGATCAAAGCTTGTGCTCGGTTTTATGATGCGGTTGCTGATGGGAACCTAATACATGACGGCGATCCGTTGTTTTCGCGCCATATCGGTAACACTGCGGTGAAGCTGACACCTGCAGGGCCACACATCAAGAAAGAGAATCCAAACTCTCCCAGGAAGATTGACGCGGCTGTGGCGGCGATACTGGCGCATGACCGCGCCTCCGGTAAGATAGAAGAACGAGTGGTCCCCGAGTTTTTCGGTTAGGAACGGTATGTCTACTGTGCTACAGGTTGTGGGTATGGTTGCAATCACCGCTGGTGCGGTTATGTTCAGCATTCCTGTTGGTCTAGTTGTGGGTGGCATTTTTTTGGTCGTTGTTGGTTTCGCGTTAGGGAAGTAATTCGTGGTTCTTAATAAGTTGTTCGAGCAGCGCGCCATTTCGTTCCAGAACGTGTTTGAGTCTGGCGATGACATCAACTTTGGCAACCTGTCAGACACTTTCATTGACTCTAAAAACGTTTTCCAGGTCAACGCAGTCTTTTCCGCTGTTTCGTTGATTGCTGACACGATTAGCACCCTGCCAATCGATTCTTATATTCGTTTAGATGGTCAGAGGCGCGCATTCCGGCCCAAACCGGCATGGGTGCAACAGCCTGACATTGCTTTGCCTCGCACAGCTTTCTGGAACTCTGCGATTGTGTCTTTGTTGCTCGATGGCAACCTTTTTGTGCGCATTGTGCCTGGTCGTGACGGAACGGTTGCAAACCTTGTAGTGCTAAACCCTAAAACGGTGGATGTGAAGCGTAATAAGCGCCAAGAGCTTACTTTCACTGTCGAGGGTGAGTCACGCCCACTAACCTCTGAGCAGATCCTTTTTATCCCTGATGTGTTGCGCCCTGGGACTGTGCGCGGTGTGTCGAGGGTTGAAGCGCTGAAGGAGAACTTTGGTTTGGCTATGGCGCTTGAAAAGTTTGCTGCTACTTTCTTTGGGCAGGGCACAAACCTTGCAGGTTATATTGAGTTTCCTGGCAACCTGACTGCTGAACAGGCCGAGAATCTTGCTACAGGCTTTGACATCAAGCATAAGGGCTGGCGCAGAGGGCACCGCACAGGCATCCTAAGCGGTGGTGCAAGCTTCAAAACGACACAGGTGGACCCTGCTTCATCACAGAGTATTGAGGCCCGCAGACTGGCTGTGGAGGATGTGGCCCGCGCGTTCAACGTGCCAGCTAACATGCTCAATATTCCTGGGACAACAACTTACGCCTCGGTTGAGCAAAACAATTTGCAATTCATCACGCATACGCTGCGCCCCATTGTGCAAAAGCTTGAAGATTCATTCTCTATGCTTATGGCGCGTTACCCTGGTGGGGAAACAGCTTTCATCAAGTTCAACCTAGATGGTTTAGCCCGCGCTGACCTCCAAGCTCGCATGAGCGCTTACAGCACTGGATTACAGGCCGGATTCTTGACCATCAACGATGTTCGCAGGTTGGAAGATTTGTCTGACATTACTGACCCTGCCGCTTCTGAGGTTCGGGTGCCTCTGGCAAACATGAACATTGCTGCAGCTGACCTGATTGCCGATGAGAAGCGAGTGAAGATGGCGCAGGTTCTTGTTCTGTCTGGTTATGATCCTGCACAGGCTTTGGCAGCTGTCGGCCTTGACCCAATTACTCACACAGGTTTGGCTTCTACCCAGTTGCAGAGCGTTGCTCAGGTGGATCCTGAGAACCCTGATGCTGTGTATAAGGATGAGGTGCAGTAATGGCTTCTGAGGCAATCAATTCTTATGGGATGACTGTTGGAACAGCGACCACAACTATTGTGGGGATGTCTGCTGATGCACAATATGTGATTATTCAGAATCAGGAACCGTCATCGGACACACTTGATTATGCGCGTGACGGTCATCAGTATTTTGTGTTTCAAACATTTACGATTTCTGCTCTTGGGACAGTCAATTTTGCTGTGGCTACTGGGGCTGGTGGCTTACAGGTGGACTATTTTGAAACTACTTCAACGGTTGAGAATGTTTCTACTTATCTAATTGAGGGGGCAACAGTGGTCACAACTGGTGCCGCGATTCCTGCCTACAATTTGAATAGGAATGTTTCGGATACGGTTTCGGCTGTGTTCAAAGCTGCCACGAGTGTCACTGGTGGAACGGTTGTTGCACAGGAGTTCATTACTGCGGATAAGAAGGCTGCCGGTGGCGGTAAGACTTCTGGGCAGATTTACACTTTGAAACCATCTAACGATTATGCTTTGCGTTTCGTAAATGAGGGGAATCAGGAAACTAAAATCTTCTACCAGTTGGGTTTCGTTGAGGACTTCAATGGTAATAATGATGTTTGGTTGGGTGGATCTGTGGGTTCGGGTTTGCGTTTGCGTGGCGGTCAGACTGTACACCTGCCAATGATTCAAGGGCAGACTCTCTCTGCTGTGGCAAGCCAGAATGTTCAAATCGCTGTTTTGAGGCAGGACTAATGCCGTATTACATTACTGACCAGAACCCTGAGTGTGAGGGTTGGGCTACCGTGAAAGAGGATGGGGAGTTGCTTGCTTGCCATGCCACGAAACAGGATGCTATTGATCAGGGTGTGGCGGTTGCTTTAGCTGAGGACAGCACGTTCGAGGGGGAACGGTCTGAGCAACGCCTTGACTCTGGGCCTCCTGCCGTCATTGTGGATATTGATGGCACGTTGCTTTTCAATGATGGTGTGAATGAGCGCCTGGTGCGCTATTTGGACAGTTTTGATGACACTGAGATTATTGTGCTCACTGCTCGCGTTGAAACTGATCGCTCGACAACACTTGATGAGCTTGAGGCTGCTGGTGTGGACTATGACCAGCTGATTATGAAGCCTGATGCTGACCTGGATTCCGCCGATTTCAAAGAGGGTGAAGCTGTCAGGCTTTTGGAAACTTACAACGTGATGGTAGCTATCGATAATGACCCTGATAACAGGGAACGGTTCAGGGCGCTTGGCATTACCGCTTTGGACACTGATGAGGTGCCAGATGTTGCCGATCAGCGGGAGATTCGACAGGTTGATTTGACTCCACCAGCATATATGCGCGCTAGTGCCCGTAGAGGCTTGGCGTGGCATGAGGCTGGACTATCCGGTGACGGTTTGACGCCAGCAACGGTGTCGGAGGCTCGCGCGATGGCTGACGGCAATATGACCGCTGATAAATGGGTGAGAGTTCGCGCTTTCATTGCAAGACATTTAGTTGATTTAGATGCGCCCGCTGCTTCTCCTAGTGACCCTGGATTCCCCAGTGCCGGTGTTGTTGCGATTGCTTTATGGGGTGGCGGTAGTTCAAAACGGTCAGCACAACGAGCTTTAGATTACGCGGATGGTGTGATTGGTAGAATAGAGGCAGAGAATGAAGGCCGAGCTAAGGGGCAAGCATTGAGCAAGATGGAAACTCGCATTTTTGAGGTTGATGGTTTTGAGGTACGCGAGGATGCTGCCGGTATGCACCTTGAAGGGTACGCGGCGCTTTTCAACTCTCGTTCTGAGAACCTGGGCGGATTTACTGAAACTATTCAGCCTGGTGCTTTCCGCGCTTCCCTGCGTGCCCGCAACGACATCAAAATGTTGTGGAATCATGACAGTGGCGCAGTCCTCGGGAGCACTAGAAGTGGCACTCTCACACTGACCGAGGATGATCGCGGGTTGCGAGTGTCAGCCATTTTGCCAAACACTTCGCATGGGCGTGACGCTCGGGAGTTAGTTGCGCGTGGCGATATTTCAGCTTTTTCTTTTGGTTTCTCTATGCCTGCTCGTGGCGGGGATCAGTGGAACGGTGAAGGAACCGAGCGCGTACTGAAGTCAGTGCGGTTGCATGAAGTTTCGTTAGTTGCTTTCCCTGCGTATCCTGAAACTGCGGGGACTGCTACCGTTCGCGGTTTGGATAAGGTTGCCAAGCGTGCGCAGGTGGATGCAGATTCTTTAGCTGACGCTTTGTTGAAGATTGAGAACGGCGAGGACATTACTTCTGATGACCGCACATTGTTGCAGTCTGTGATCAATGAGCTGGCTCCGGAACCTGAAGCTAAAGATGCAGGGTTAGAAAGCGGGTTGGAGATGCTTGCGTTGAAGAAGAAAAAACTACAAATACTGATGGGAAGCTAATGGCTACTAAAGAAGAAATCAAGCGCACCATTTTGAAGGTTGCGGGTAATCCTGAGTCTGGGATTATCAAGGAGCTTGCCGAGGAATGGTCACGCGCGATTGTTGCGCTCGATGACGAGCCAACGAAAGAAATCCGTGTGCTGAAAGCTTCTGAGAAGCGCTAAAACGGGTTTTCCCCTGCCAGGTATTCCCTTTCTCTGGTGGGGGTTTTTCTTTTCTAATTTGTTTGTGTTTGGGGTTGCGTTATCTGTGTCTACTGGTATACACTTTAGATATGCTCACCAACTCAACCCCCACAGCTGGAACTACCAGCGGAAAGGAGTCCATCATGGACTTGCTACTTCGTACCTCTGTTATTCACCCAGATCACGGTGTCGTGACTGTCGAGCTTGATGCTGAGGGAATCTTCCCTGGTGTCTACCCTCTGACTCAGTGCTGTGAGGCAGCTGCCTCTGGCATCGCAGACTATGTAGGGTGCAAGGGTTGCTACCAGCCTGTACCTGAGTGGTTCGGTTCCTTCGCTAAGGATCTGAATGGGCTCAAGGCAACATTCGCCTAAGTCCTTCTCAAAGAGAGCCCTCGCTTCGGCGGGGGTTTTCTTTTGCCTCAACTGATTACAAGTGACGGTTTACAATAGAAGTATCCGGTGTGAGTCAACTCTACGGTGAGTAATTCTGCGTCAACGCGGTTGCGATTTCATAGTCATTCCAATAAGGAGAAATAAATGTCCGAGTTTGTTAAGCGCCAGCAGGAGCTTAAGGCAAACCTGACCATGCAGATCCGCGAAGTCATTGACGGTGCTGAATCTGAGGGTCGTGGCCTTGATGCTGCTGAGCTACAAAAAATTGACCGCATTGAAGCTGATATTGATTCTGCCGCACGCAGCATTGAAACAGCTTCCAAGAACGAAGAACGAGCAGCTGAAGTTGCTTTGGCTTCTCGCGGTTTTGAAGTTATTGAAGAAGCTCGCGGAGATGTTGAAGTATTCCGCTCAATGGCTCGTGGTGAGATTCGTTCGCACACTTTCGCTGCTTCTGAAAGCCGCGCACTTGTTGCTTCGGCTAACACTGTTCCTGTCAACTTCCTTGACCGCGTTTATGCGCTGGCTAAGCTTGTTGGCCCTTACCTTGAAACTTCTGAGGTATTCACCAGGGACAACGGTGCAGATTTGCGTATCCCCGTTATGTCGGGTTACAGCACTGCTTCTGAAACCACTGAAGGTTCGGCAATTTCCGAATCTAACCCAACTTATACCTCCATTCTTATCAACCCAGCTAAGCAGGCTTTCATCAGCCAGTTGAGCAACGAGTTGGTAATGGATGCCGGTTTTGACGTAGAGGCTAACCTTAGCGAGCAGGCCGGTATCGCAATCGGAACCCGCGCAAATGCGCTGATCCACACTGCTGTTACCGCTGTTGCTGGCTCTGGTGTTACCGCTGGAACCACTAACGCCTTCACCGCCGATGACCTCATTTCGCTGGCCTACTCGGTTGACGGAATGGCACGCATGCTGCCTGGTGCTGGCTACATGGCTAACACTTCGACTGTTGGTGCAATCCGGCGTTTGAAGGATGGAAATGGATCATATGTACTGAATCCAGTTGTCGGTGGGCCCGATACTATCCTTGGAATGCCAATCTACGAGAACCCTGCTGTGGCTGACATTGCTACCGGCGCAAAGGCAGTGTTGTTCGGACACTGGCCTTCTGTGAAGGTTGCTACGACTGGCCTCGAGGTGTCTGTTTCGACTGACGCTTACTTCGCCAACGATGTCACAGGTTACCGCTTCGTTTATCGCATTGGTGCTGGCGTTGCTAATGGCGCAGCCCACATCAAGTACTTGGCTCTTGCATAAGGTCTAAGTTCATAGGCTGAAAGCCCTCGCTGTGTTGTAGGTTTCACAGCGGGGGTTTTCGCTATTATGGGGGCATGTCTACAGAGAAACTAAATGGTCTTATTGCTTTAGCATCGAACTCTCCTGGAGCGCCAACGGGGTATGGACAGCAGGCGGAACACTTGGTCAACAGTTTGGTCCAGCATGGTATCAAGACCGCCATTTTGTCTAACTATGGTCTTGAGGGTGGAATGTCTACCTATAAGACAAAACATGGCGATGCGGCGCACTATCCGCGCGGTGTGACACCTTATTCGGCGGATGTGTTTACTCCTTGGTTCAATCATTTCAGCGCCCAACATCCTGGTGTTCCTGGCGCAATCATGACTCTTTATGATGTGTGGGTTTACAACGCATGGAAGGATGACATCCCTGTCATTTCGTGGGTGCCTCTGGATCATGTGACGATGCCTCCAATGGTTGCTTCTTTTCTGAAGCGCGACAATGTGACTCCTGTTGCGATGTCACCGTTTGGGCAACGACAAATGGAGGCTGTTGGTATTGATAGCACTTATGTCCCTCACGCTATCGACACAAAGGTCTATCAGAAGACACTGAAGATTGATAGGGGTGATGGGGAGAAGGTTCCCACGCGAGAGTTTATGGGTATTCCGGAGGATACGTTCCTGGTGGGTATGGTGGCAGCGAATAAGGCTAATGGGATTATCCATCGCAAGGCTTATGGCGAAAATCTGCTGTCGTTTGCCATGTTTCATGAAAAGTTCCCTAACTCTCACTTGTATATTCATGCTGACCCGTCACCGAGCACCGGCGGGTTTGATTTGAAAGTATTATTGAAAGCTTCGGGTGTAAAACCGGATTCTGTGACTATTGCCAATAGTGATAAGTTGCGCACTGGTTATTCGCGTGAGGAGTTAGCAGCGCTGTACACAGCTTTTGATGTGCTTTTAGCAACCTCATATGGAGAAGGCTTCGGCGTTCCCACTATGGAGGCACAGGCCTGTGGCACAAGGGTTATTGGTTCAGGGTGGGCCGCAACACTAGATCTAGTGTCTGATGATGGCTGGTTGTGCGAGGGCTCCGCATTTTGGGATGAACCGCAAAAAGCCTTTTTTCAGATTCCTCAGATTGGTTCGATTGTTGCAGCTTTGGAGCAGGCGTACAACGCTGAGCGCGGATATTCTGCGACTGCTCGCAACTTTGCCCTGGACTTCGACATTCCGAAGGTCTTTGACAAGTATTGGATGCCTTTTTTGAGAGGATACTTCGGTGCTCCTTGAGGAACTGCGCGGCAGGCATGAGGGTGAAACTATTTGGGTGCTTGGCTCCGGCCCATCACTGAACTTTATTGATCCGAGTTTCTTTGCCGATAAGACTGTGGTGAGTACTAACTTCAGTGCAAACACTATCGGGGTAACACCTGAGTACATGTTTAGTCATTATCATTCTGTTTCGCAGAAAATGATGGAGCACTCTGGAACGGTTGTCACTTTGGGTTGCGACACTGTGAGTCAACAGGCTTGGCAGGGCGAGAAGCCTAACAATCTTTGCCTGGTGGAATTGGACAACTATCAGCCACCTGGATCTAACTGGAATCCGCTAACATCACACAAACCTGGGACTGGAACGCTCGCATACGGTTCTAGCAGCTTGCATGGCGCAATGCACTTAGCAGCACACCTGGGTGCTTCTCACCTAATGCTCGCGGGCGCAGACTGTGGCACTCTTGATGGTGAGCATAGGGTGAAGGGCTACCCTGATGGTCACAAACTCTGGGAGCTGTACAACAGGCACCATAAGCTGATGAAGGATTATCTGCAGCAGGAATATGGCGTAACAACCTATTCACTCAATCCCTTCATCAACTTGAACCTCGAGGGGCACACTTTTGGTGGGGTGTGATGCTTGAGAACCTGATCGTGCCGGTGCTGAACCGTTATGACCTGCTAGAGCGCATGATTGCCAGCATCGACTACCCAATCAAGCATTTGCTAATCATTGACAACGGTGCGAGCGCTGTGCTGGAAGATATTGATGTTGATGTCCCCGATGTGGTCGAGATGACTACTTATTTGCCTATGCCTGCAAATCTTGGGGTTGCGGCGTCATGGAATCTGGGCATCAAATCGTTTCCGTACGATAATCGCTGGTTTTTTGCCTCCAACGATGTGGTGTTTGGCCCAGGTGCCCTTGAGAGGCTCTCAGAGGCCCGTAGCGAGGATATAACCCTTTGCGGGCTGGCACCTTTCTGGCAGGTCTTTTCGCTCGGCTACAAGGCCATTCAGAGGGTGGGTTTGGCTGACGAAGGATTTTTTCCAGCATATTTTGAAGATAACGATCTTGAGCGCAGGGCTGACCATGCAGGTGTGACTGTTCGGAAAATTGATATGGATGTTGCGCATGACAACAGTTCCACGCTGAGGTCTGATTCACATTTTGTGAGAAGGAACTCAGACACATTTTTGAACAACCGCGACTATTATGCGAACAAATGTTCGACTAACGATTTCACTGCTGGCGGTTGGTCTGTGGAGCGCCGCAGACTGAACGGCTGGGAGGCCAACCGGTAGAATGGAATCTGGAGGCTTTTCATGGCAATGACCAACCCTTACTGTTCGCTGGCGGATATAAAAGCGGCAGCTCGCATCACAGATAGCATTGACGATACGTTATTAGAGATTTCGATTGAATCCAGCTCGCGCGACATTGATGCTTATTGCGAGCGCGTGTTTTATTCATCAGGTGGTACCGCAATTTCCCGCGTGTATGTCCCCCAAGATTCTTTCGTTGTACAAACCGATGACATTATCTCTGTCACAAACATCAAGTCAGATAGCAACGGTGACGGCACCTTCGACCAGACTTGGGCCGGAACCGATTATCAGCTGGAGCCTCTGAATGGGCTAGCCGGTGGGATTGACACACCCGCGACAAGGATTCGGGCTATAGGACAGTTTCTCTGGCCCGTGTATGAGCCTCGCAATGTTGATGCAGATCAGGCGAGCGTACAGGTCACTGGTGTATTTGGTTTCGCTTCCATTCCTATTGCTATTAGGCAAGCAACAATCCTTTCCGCTCTCAGGGCGTACAAGCGCTATGAAAGTCCTACTGGTGTCTTGGGCTTCTCAGACGTTGGAGTGGTCAGAATCGGAAGGCTAGATCCCGATGTGGAGCGCCTCGTTTCGCCTTACCGCAAAGTGAGGATGGGGTGAGCATCAATGGGATGCGCACGGCCCTAGCTGACAACCTGGGCACAATTTCTGGGATTCGCACTTATGCTGACATTCCAGATAACCCTGCAATGCCTGCTGCTGTGGTGCAACTAAGGTCTGTTTCTTACGATCAGGCTTTTGGTCAGGGAATGGCAGAATACAGTTTTATTGTTACTGTCATTTTTGGCAGGATTGCTACCAGCTCCGCGCAACGAAACATGGATGCGCTTATCTCTACAGGCACAGGCTCTTTGAAAAGCGCTGTGGAGGTAGATAGGACCCTTGACGGTTATGCCTACGACACAAGGGTTACGGAGATGACAGACATCACCTCCGTTACAATAGGAGATATAACTTATCTTTCAGCGGATTTCGCTGTGAGTGTGTTCGCACAATAAGGAGAAAACTGTGGCAAAGTTTGTCGCTACTAACTACAACATCAAAATCAACGGCGTTGACTTCAGCTCTGCTATTGCCGCAGTTACGATGGATATCAGTGCAGCCGAGCAGGAAGTCACTGCCTTTGGCAACACCTTTGTTCAGCGTATTGCTGGCCTAAAGGATGCTTCGGTTTCGCTTGACTTCCACCAGGACTTCGGCGCTGCTGCTGTGGATGCTACATTGTTCCCGCTTCTGGGATCGCAGGCAACTGTGACTGTTATCCCTGCTGGTTCTGTCGTGTCGAGTACAAATCCCTCATATTCTGGGGTCTTTTTGTGCACCGAGTACAGCCCCTACAGCTCCTCGATTGGGGATTTAGCCACACTGTCAGTTTCCTGGCCCTTGGCTAACGGAACAATCACCAGAGGCACTGCGTAAACAATGAATCCAATAAACCTACGAGTCGATTTCCTTGACGGTACTTCCGCCGAGGTTGTCGCTATTGCTGCAGACCTGATTGCTTTTGAAACACACTTCAATTTGAGTGTGGCTCGCCTTGAAAAAGAAATCAGACTCACCCACTTGTTCTTCATGGCCTGGAGTGTGCTTCACCGCACAAAACTGACCACTGAAGGGTTCGACAAGTGGGTTGAGTCTGTTTCTATGGTGTCTGAGGCTTCACCAAAAAAATAGAGGGGCTAGGAGAATCTAGCCTCCATTGGGAGATTGCAGCTCTCGCTGTTGAAACTGGGATTAGCCCTCGTGAGCTGATACAGCTTGAGCCGCGAATGTTGTGGACTATGGCTCGCTATATTGTTGCGCGCTCTCAGGCCCAGGGTGGCAAGCGTGGTCGCCGGTAGAATAGAGGTATTATGGCGCAACAAATCAAAGCTGGCGGTCTTCCTGGGTTTGTTGTTAGTGCCGAGAATCTTCAGGTTGTTTTGAAAGAGCTGAAAGCTCTAGAACCTAGCCTTCGCAAAGAGCTTGTGGCGGAGATGAAGCGCGACCTACAACCTGTTGGCAAAAATCTATTGTCGAAGATTCCAGGCCCTGCACCTTTGAGCGGTTTTTCTTCGACAAAAGGTGAATCCCCGTATATTTGGCGAAAGCCTCGGATGGTTGTGAAGACTCCATTTGCTAAGCGCGCGAAGAAACCTGGAACTTTTCCTGTTGTGTCTATCCAATTCAATGACCGTAGACCTAACGCGGGATTGTCTATTTTGGAACTCGCGGGTAGTGCGAACATTGGAAAAGACAAGGGTGGCTTGACTCAGCGCGGGCGCAACATGATAAAGGGTCTTAACACTGCTGGCTTCACAGTAAAGAATGGCTTGGGCCGTTTTGTTATTCCTGAGTTCAAGGAGAAGCAGGCCGAGGTTACAAGAATTGCGGTGGGTATTTTGGAGAGTTACGCAGCCAAGGTGAACCGGAGGCTCAAGTGAGTATTAATCTTCCTATTGTTTCAAAGTTTGATCCGAAGGGTTTACGGCAGGCACAGGATGGTCTGAAGGCTTTTGGAGAAAGCTCTAAAAGCGTTGCTTCAACTGCTGCAAAAGCATTTGGCGCGGTAAGCATCGCTGCGGGGGCAGCAGCGACAGGGCTCATTATCTCCTCCGTCAAAGCTTTCGGTGAACTAGAGCAAAATCTAGGCGGTTCAGAAGCCGTATTTGGCAAGTATGCTTTCGATCTTCAAGATACTGCGATGGCGGCCTTCAAAAACATGGGTATATCCCAATCTGAATATCTGGCTACTGCTAACAAGATGGGTTCTTTGTTCCAGGGGTCGGGAATTGAGCAGGTCAAAGCTCTTGATATGACAGAAGAAGCTATGCAGCGTGCTGCTGACATGGCTTCTGTTATGGGTATTGACATGAGCGTGGCGATGGAGTCAGTTGCGGGAGCCGCTAAGGGCAACTTCACCATGATGGATAACCTTGGTGTGGCTATGAACGCGACCTCGATTGAGGCTTATGCGGCAAGCCAGGGGATGACCGATTTCTCTTTCGCAACTGCGAGTTCTGCCGAGAAAGCAGAAATGGCGATGCAGATGTTCTTGGATCGCACCCAACAATATGCGGGAAACTTTGCTCGTGAATCGACTGAAACGATTTCTGGTTCGCTGGGAATGTTGCAGGCTTCTGCAAGCGATCTGCTCGCGGGCTTAGGTAACGTTGATGCTGATATTCAACAGATGGGCGTCAATGTTGTGGAAGCATTTGACGCTGTTATCAAGAATGTTGTTCCAATCATCGAAAATATCGCTGACGCTTTGCCCTGGGCAATTCAAAGTATGGTCGAAAGCGCTCAACCGCTCATCGAATCCCTTACTGAAGTGATAGTTGGTCTTATACCGACAATTATTGATGCTGGTATTGGTTTGATAGAAGCCTTGTTGCAAGGAATCATGCAAGCCTTACCCGACCTAATCAGCGTGCTGCCGGAAGTTGTGCTTTCTATGGCAGAGGCGATTTCAGATTTGCTTCCAATGCTTATTGAGGCTGGTGTGGAGGCAATTCTCGCGTTATCGGATGGCATATTGAATACTGTGCCTATGCTGATTCCGCTTTTGGTGGATGGGTTGTTGAAAGCGATTGATGCGCTGATTGGAGCGCTCCCTGACTTGCTCTATGCGGGCATTTCTATCATTATTGCGCTGCTTGACGGGCTTTCAACCGCTATGCCGATGCTGATGGAGGCTTTGCCTGGAATTATTGATGCCTTATTAGAGTTCTTGATTGATGCGCTACCCGAAATCATAGACATCGGGCTGAGGTTGTTCCTTGCTCTTGTTGGCGCATTGCCTCAGATAATCACAGGCATTGTGGGTGTTCTTCCTGAAATCATTGGCGGGCTTATCGGAGCTATTTTGAGTGCTTTGCCGTTACTTATCGATGCGGGCATAGAGTTGTTTTTGGCTATCGTGGGAGCATTGCCGGAGATTATTGTCGGCATTGTCGGTGCGATTCCTCAAATTATCACCAGTATTCTGGTCGCGGTTTTGGACTCGCTTCCCATGTTGATTGAGGCTGGATTGAAGCTGTTTGTTGCGCTTATTGGTGCATTGCCAGAAATAATAGTTGCGATTGTCGGTGCGATTCCCGAAATTATTACTGCCATTGTTGGTGCAATTATAGAATCTGTACCACAACTTATTGCTGCCGGTAGTGACCTAATTAAGGGTCTTTGGCAGGGTATCAAAGACATGGGTGCTTGGCTGCGAGAGAAAATCAGTGGGTTCTTTGGCGGTGTGGTGGATGACATCAAAGACTTCTTTGGTATCAGGTCACCTTCTAAAGTGTTTGCGGAAATGGGTAAAAATCTTGGGCGTGGAATGGCTGAAGGTATTGTGTCCTCCACTAAGGATGTTCAGCAGGCCATGAACGGGATGATGGCTGCTTCTTCTGGCACTGTTCCTGCGATGAACGCCACAATGAGAATGAGTTCAATGGGTGTGGGAGCTTTGGGTACTGCGGGTGGCGGAGGTGCTGGGGTCGCTGGTGGGAAACGGGTTTACAACATCAATGTCAACGCTGGGATGGGTGCTAACGGTAAGCAGCTTGGTGAGCAGATTGTGACAGCTATCAAGAGGTATGAGCGCACTTCTGGCCCTGTGTTTGCGAGCGCCTAATGGCAGTAACAGTCGAGCTCGGTTTGAGCAAAGCCTTCACCCTTGATGACCCTGTGGCTGGTGTTATCGGGTCTACAGAGTTCACTATTGGTGGTGTGGCCTGGGCTGATGTTACTGACAGGGTGCGCGGGATTAGTATTTCGCGGGGAAAGAATCGTGACCTTGACAGGTTCAATGCGGGTTCATTGAGTGTGGAGCTCAACAACACTGATAGGGCTTTCGACCCTCTCTACACTTCATCACCTTTCTACGGCAACATTGTGCCCAGGCGTGATGTGCGGGTGCTCGCTGATGGGACAGCACAATATGTGGGCAAGGTCACTGACTGGAACCTCGGCTATGACCCTTCAGGGCAATCTATTGCAGCACTTGACGCTGCTGATGCTCTCACCTTCCTAGCGCAGCAGGTACTCACTGTGGGCACTGCTGTGGAGCAAACCTCTGGTGCTCGCGTAAACGCTGTACTATCACAGGCAACTATTGACTGGCCCCTAACAGATCGTAACATTGACACTGGTGCTTCAACTTTGGGCGCTGATGTGTTTGATGGTAACGCTCTCACCTATTTGCAGAAGGTGGAGCTGTCTGAGGGCGGTTTGTTTTTCATTGATAAAGATGGGCGGGTGGCTTTCAAGGATAGGCTTTCCACACCTACTACTGACAATGTGACAGTGTTTGCTGATGATGGCACAGGTATTCCTTTTGCTCCCGCACAGGTTGAGTTTGGAACTGAGCAACTGTTCAACCAGATAACAGTGACTTCGCCTGCTGGGACTGCTACAGCTAATGGGGCATTGTCACAAACCAGGTATGGGATTTTGGAAAACTCTGTGGACACTTTGCTTTCTACGGTCACACAGGTGGAAGATTATGCTGATTTTCTTGTGGGTCGTTATGATGAGCCTGAGTATCGTTTTGCACAAATCGCTATAGACATGAGTAATCTGTCGAGCGCTCAGAAAGCTTCCATGTTTGCGTTAGACATGGCCTCGGTAATTCAAATCAAGTTCACGCCTAATGATGTGGGCGATCCTATTGAGCGTTATGGTCTTGTGATTTCTATTGGGCATGACATTAGCGCTGATGAGCACATCATGAATATCGGTGTGGGGTCATTGCAGACTTCACTATTTGTTATCGGTGACTCAGAGTTCGGTACAATAGGTGGGAGCGCTCCAGGCGTTCTCGGTTTCTAGGGGGTTTGAATTGGCTGGTGCAGGGTTCAAATCTTTTGTGAATGGCAATGTGCTTCTCGCTTCTGAAGTGAACACTTATATGATGGAGCAACAGATTATGGTGTTCGCTGGAACAGCTGCTAGGGGTAGCGCGATTAGTTCACCAAGCGAGGGCATGTTTGCTTTCTTAAAAGACACTGACACGCTCACTTATCACGATGGTTCAGATTGGCAGGATTTCTAATGGCTGCAGGCGGTTTTAAAGAGTTCGTGGCGGGGGAAACTCTTGACGAGGATGAGATCAACGATTACCTGATGCAAGGGATGTTGGTTTTCGCGGGGACAGCTGCGCGTGGGTCTGCGATTACTTCTCCTGTTGAGGGTCAGTTCACCTATCTCAAGGACAGCGACACGGTGGAGTTTTATGATTCAACGCAGTGGGTTGAATTATCCTCTGGCAACGTAATGTTCGATTATCTTGTTATTGCTGGCGGCGGGGGTGGTGGCTCATCAAACAGTGGAAACGTTCAAGCTTCAGGCGGTGGCGGTGCTGGCGGATACCGGTGTTCGGTTTCTGGCGAAAACACTGGAGGTGGCTATTCGGCAGAGGAGCCGTTGTATCTTGCCTCGGGTAGTTTTACGGTAACAGTGGGTGCAGGTGGCACTGGTGGCGCTGCGGATAACACTCCAGGGGTTATCGGTAGCCTTTCACGCTTCTCCTCAGTTGTTTCAATGGGTGGTGGCTTTGGAGGCAGTGGCGTCACTAATTCAACTTACTCATCATCGGGTGGTTCCGGTGGTGGCGGGAACAGTGCTGGTTATACGCGGGGCGGGGGCGTAACAGCTCAGGGTTACGATGGCGGGCTGGGCGCTACGGGTCTTTCTGGTGGGGGTGGGGGTGCCTCACAAGT